TTTAATACACTCCTTTTAAAATTAGGTATTGCAAAAACAGAGTGTATATGATACAATAATTTTGCGAATATGTGTATCATATGCAATACACTCTATATCTTATTCTCCGACTGTTGGTAGCAGTCGGAGATTTTTTTATTTCTGCCATTTTGTTTATGTCAACAAAATGGGTTGAAATTGTATTATAGAATTAAGTATTAGTAAAAACACTTTTTACAAGGCGAATATCCCTTTTCGATTGCTTTATTTATATCTATCGGTATGCCATTCTCTGAAACATACTGACAAAAACTTTTATGATATTTCTTGCCATTTTCAGTTATATAAACAACGTCTGTGTTTTTTAATACAGGGCGAATTGTGCTTTTAACTACAGGATGTATATGGGTGTCATTCATACCTTCCGTATATGTATTATCAAAATCTGTATACGTGTCACCTAAAGAATAGCAAAGCAAAGAAAGTACAACCATAAGTATAAGTGATATTAAAATCGTCGGTATTAAGTACCGCTTTAAAACTTTCTTTTTTATCTTTTTGATGTGTTCTACCTGCATTTGTTCAATATTATCTTCGCTGTCAAAGCACATTCTATTAACATCTATGCGAGGATAACTTTTATATTTGATTTTCGGTTTATTGTTTTCTTCAAAAGTTATTTTTAATTTCTTCATTTCTCTACTCCGTATATATATCGATAATATCATAATAATACAGTCTATTTACTGTATAATTCGGTTCAACGCTCATGTAATTATATTCCGAATCAATGTCCATATCAAAAAAATCTATTTTTGTATTAGGTACGATTTTGCTTAATTTATATATTATTCCGACATTAGAAGATGTATTCTGAATTAACTTGTCATATAAGTTGTCAGGAATGTTATAATAATCATTACCATTGTCACCTATACCGACATACTTATTGTTTTCGTCGATGATTATATCATCAAAAACATATCCAAATTGAGATATGATTACATCTTTATATTTCTTAAGAATTTCTGATGAATATTTTTGCTCGTCCACACCGTCATAAAAAGAAGTACAGTCAATACAGTTATATTTCTCAGACGCATAAGTATTAAATCTTTCTTCTTGCTGTTCTGTTTCTATTTGTTCTGTATCGGGTTCTTCTGTATTTTTAGGAAAATCAACAGTAGAAGAACAACTTGATAGCAATAATACCATAATAAGAAATGTTGAATATAAAATCTTTTTCATACAATCACCTCGTTATTAATACAATAAGTCCTAATCCTTTGCTCAATAAATTTTTCTTTACAGCCTGTCATATTTGATATTTGTTGTACTGTATATCCGTTGCTTATATATTCGCACACATCATCATCAGAAATAGCGAGGAAAGTTGCAAACAAGTCAGCCTCATTCTCATATTTATCGGGAACTTGAAAAGTTGAACGCTCCATAAATATACGATTAGTTTTTCTATGTAACACGGCGTGTCCTATTTCGTGTCGTAACACTTGAAGTTGCATATGTTCATCAAGGCTATCGTTAATATATATTACCATTCCGCGTTTATAATATTGGTAAAAACCGTGTACATTTTCGCCTAAATCAGCATAAGCGACTTTTATATTCATTCCTTGCGCTATATCTATTGGATTGCGAGAATGATACTTAGATACAATTTTATTTACAATCCTATTCATAGGCAATACCTCAATTATTTTTACGATATTTCTTCGGTGTAAACTTGGCTTTGTTTTCTTTCTTTATCATTTCCATACCCATTTGCATAGCCATTATTATCTTTTGTACATCTTCTTCTGTTGCAGGTACACCGTCGAACATCAAGCCGTCCTGTGATAGTAGTTGTTCTTTTGTTTCATCTAATATTTTTTGTATTTCTTTTTGGTCTTTATTGTTTAATTCAGGGAGCTGTTCTTGACGTCCTAATAAGTAATCTATTGAAACATTATACAAATCTGCAATGAGATAAAGTTTGTCGTTAAAGTAATCTCCTGTACCTTCATACCACTGTCTAAAGGTGGTGTAAGATGTACCAGTTTTTTCTTCAATAGTTTGAATAGTAGGGACACTATTAGTTTCGTGTAATTCTCTTGTTCTTGAACGAGCAATTTGCAATTCTTCAGGTTCTGCTTGTTCTTCTAAAAGATAATTTATAGATACGTCAAAATATTTTGCGATTTTTACTAAAGTATTATAATCAGGCTGACGTTTGCCTGTTTCCCACATTCCGATAGTTCCGGTAGCAATATTAAAATCTTTTGCAAATTTCGTTTGTGTCAATCCTTTTTGCTTTCTTAATGTTTTTAATTTTTCTGCAAACATCATAGTCACCTCCGTTAAATTCATAATATCACTATTAGTGAGATTATGCAATAAAAAAATATAAAAATAAAATAATTCTCACAAAATGTTAAGAAAAGTATTGACAATTCTCACACTGTGTTATATAATACTCACATAACGTGAGAATAAGGGGTGAGAACGTGAGAGAATATTTAAAAAAATTAAGGCTTAAAAAGAAAATGACAAAGCAAGCCGTCGCAGACTTCTTAGGTATAAGTCAAAATTATTATACTTATATAGAAAACGGTGAACGTCAAAAAAGTCTTGACTTAGCTTATGCGTCAAAATTGGCAGAGCTATTTAATGTAAGTGTAGATTGGATAGCAAAACAAGAACAGAAAGTAAAAACTAAATAGGAGGTAAAAAGCAGTGGGGCATTACGAATACGCAGACAAGATAATATTCTTACTTACAAGTATTACATTGGTCGCGGCGATTATTGATATAGTAATCAGAATAATATAAGGAGAATTACATTGAATACACTTAGAATTATTATAGTTTTAGAGGAAATTTGTATTGTAACATTATTGATAATAAGAAATTTAATGTAGCAGAGCTATTACAGCGGCAACAGCAGCTATGGCACTCAATACAATATTAACATATGTAAATACATTAGACTGTCTTTTTTCGGAGAAATATATATATGCTGACGGCATCAGCAGGATGCTTGATATTTCTTCATCGTAATAGTCTAAGTCAATAATATGTTCATATTCAAGTAATTTCAAATAGCGGTACAGGTCAGCTTTTGAAATGTAATCAAATCTGTTGACATACTTGCTGAAATTTTTGATTTCGGTGGTATTGGTTTCTTCGGCGATTACAAGTAAAGTATTGAGTATTTTATCTTTAGTGCGAAGGTTTAATTTCATGATAAATTCACTCCTTTAAGATGATTGTAGCATAAGATGATTATAGCACAGCCATAAAAGATTAACAAGAGCAGAATGGAAATAGGAGGTAGAAAAAATGATAGTAATGATAGCGATTGCTTGCGGCACTCTCGCTGCTATAGCGTTTCCAGTGTCGATTGTAATGTTGGTAAAGAGTTTCTTGCGGGAGCGGAGGTGAAAAACAATGGCACTTGAAAAACCGTCATACAGAGATAATCTTGAAAGAATTAAAGAGGTTTATCCTAATAAAGAAATGCTGAATGTCAAAAACGTCGCGACGTTCTGCGGATTGAATAGAAAAACGGTATTAGAGCTGTTTAGCTTTAATAAAGGTTACATCTCCGTTGCCAAGTTGGCAAGAGAGATGTCGTAAATATTGGCAGTGAAAGAGAGGTAAAACATATGTACATTATAGGTGTAGCTTTGTTTAGTTTCGGTATCGGACTATTCGGTGGTTGGAAGTTAATGAGAGAGGATGATAAGAAATGAATTTGATAATGAGGATATGGAACAGTCTAAATGAGAAAGGTCGTAGAGCGTGGGTTGATACCGGCAAAGCAATGGCAGATATGAAAGGCGGTATATATGCCGCAGAAGAACAACCACAAACGCGCAGTCACAAGTTTGACGAAAAGACCAACAGACAGATAGACCAAGTGATTGCGTTGGTGAATGGTAAATGAAAAATACAGAATATATAATTGCGGTAACAATGTTTTCAATGTTGCTGATAGCGTTTGAAATAATCGTGATGATGAATATAGGAGGATAACAAATGACAACAGGTCAGATAAGTAAGTTACATAATTTATGCTTACAGATTAATTTGTTGGCGGCAAAATGTGACGATGCACCTGTCGTGATATATACAATGGTAGGTGACAATAAGTTTGCACCGGTTATATGTATAAGCGTGTATGAGGGTAAGCCGTTTAAAGAAATTATGTCGTTGTGTATTCCGACTGACAAAACAGTCGATAAGAAATACAGATTACAATTAAAAATGTTGGATGACATCAAGAAAAAGTTGGAGGTGAAAGAGAATGAATGACGAAGTAGAGAACTACAAAAACGACGAGTTTGTTTCAATATTAGGGGCATTTCCCGACAGAACTAAAATATTGATTAATGGTAGTGCCAATTTTGAAATACGCCATTCGTGGAATAATGGTGAGCCGTATATCAATATTGTTACAAAAGAAAAAGACCGTTAGAGCCGACACTCGTAAACGGTCAAAGGTAATTACATAGATTAATCTATGTTTTACATATATTATACCACAAAAAAATAAAAAATCAAGAAAGGAATGATAAAAAGTGGGTAATGCAAATTTATTAGAGGTTGCTCGTGGCGCAATCGGTGAAAGATTGGACTATGAGCTAAGCAAGGTCGTTGATAATATCGCCGACCTAAACACCAAAGCGGACGCAGTAAGAAAGATAACATTAACGCTGTCATTAAAGCCTGACAGCGAAAGACAGAACATCAAAATGTCAACACAGGTTAAGTCAACATTGACACCGACAAACAACATTGAAAGTGCGTTGTATTTGACGGAATCAGACGAGGGCAAAGCATTGGTTGAAATGTTGCCACAAGTACCGGGGCAAATGACATTAGACGGCTCGGAGCAAGATGAGCCAAAGATTATAGCGATTAAGAAAGTAATGTAATTTAAAGGAGGATAAAGATAATGATTGATAGAGAGTTTATTGAAAAAATCGAGGATATGACAGGACCAAAGGTGATTGAAACAGTGCAAGGCACTTTTTCGGACAAGCACTTATATAGGATTGAAAACGAACTTGCTGATACAATAGTCCTTTCAAGTCTAAGCGGTTTGGCAGAGATGATAAAACAAGAGATGAATGAGTATAATCTTCCGCTGTTCGTCAGAGCAACATCAGCAGAACGAGTACACGTGTTCGGTGCAATCAGAGATGATATGCAACGTGAAAGACCTTTTACTGCCGAAGCAAAATTTATCGGTTTCGATTTTAACGAGTATATAAGCATTGAAAATATGATTATCTGTCTAAAATCGCGTTTTGCACCGACAGAGGACAGAGATTATCTTGTGCAGTTGCTTGGTAACATAACAGACCAACAGAGTGTACAGACAAAAGACGACGGTATCACGCAGTCAGCAACTGTCAAGAGTGGTATTCAGTTGATAGGTGAACAGAGAATTAAGCCGATTGTTACGTTGAAACCATACAGAACATTTTTAGAGGTTGAACAACCGGAAAGCGATTTCTTAATCAGACTTAAAGACGGAAGAGCGGCACTGTTTGAGGCAGACGGTGGAGCTTGGGAACGTGAAGCAGTCAAAAATGTTGCGGACAAGCTAAGAGAATTGCTTGAAGATGTACCGAATGTACATATAATTGAATAATAAAAAAGCGGGGGAATTTATTTTCCCCCGCAATACCGTTCAACGGCATATATTATAACACATCAATATTTTAACATACAGAAAGGAAAAAGTCAAATGTTCGGATACATTGATGTTGATAAAGAGATAACAGGCAACTACGGCGAGGACAGTTGTGGCGAAGAAGTAGTTGCCTGCACTTGTGACGAGTGCAATGAGCCTATATTTGTAGGCGACAAATACTACGAAATCGCAGATATAGTTGTCTGCGAAAACTGTATGGAGGAATTCGCGAAGATAGGAGAGGTAGATATATGAGTGAAGATATTAAGATATTAGAAAATGCAGAGGGTGAGTTTGGACTTATTACAGTGAACCAACTACCGGTTATATCGGAGCAGTTGGACAAACTGCAAGAGATTATTCAGGAACGTACACAAAGTGCCTTGCAATATGAGTGTACGGAGGATAATTACAAGCAAATAAAGTCAATGAGAAGTGCATTAACAAAAGAACGCACGGAACTTGAAAAACGTTATAAAGAGGCTATGGAAACAGCAATAGCACCGATACAAGCGGTACAGAACAAGTTCAAAAGTTGTATGAGTGTTTACAAAGATACAGACGCACAGTTGAAAACAAAAATAAACAGTGTGGAAAACGGTATAAAGGACATCAAGAAACAAGAGGTTGTTGAATATTTTAACGAGTATGTAGCCTCAAAAAATATTGATTTTCTTACATTTGACAAGCTCGGTATTAACATAACAATGTCGGCAAGTATGAAATCATTAAAAAACGCTGTAAAAGATGCCATTGACAGAGTATCTTGCGATTTAAAAATGATTGAAACGCAAGAGGACAAAGAAGCTATACTTGTCGAGTACAAGAAAAGCCTCAACGTATCGGAAGCAGTTCAAGTCGTCAAGGCTCGTATGCAGGCTATACAAGAGGAAAAAGAAAGAGAGATTGAAAGAAAAAGAGCAGAGATACAAAAAGAAGTTGCCTCACAAAAGGTTGATGAGCAAATAGAAAAGCCGCTCACACCACCGGAAGTAATCAAGCCGGTAGAAACAGAGATTAAGCCACAAGAAGAAAAAATATTTGCGGTACAGTTTAAGGCATACGGCACGCGACAACAGTTAAAGCAATTAAAAGAATTTATGAAGAAAGAAGGTATTCGTTATGAATAATCAAATTGCAAGACAAAAACCGTCATTCAGTACGGCGATTACAACGGATAAATTCCAGAGAGCTATAAATAACACATTGCAAGACCCGAACCGAGCAAGACGCTTTACATCATCTATCATTTCGGCGGTGTCTGCCAATCCTGCACTACAAGAGTGTGAGGCAGGAACGATAGTGTCGGCGGCGTTGCTCGGTGAAAGTCTTAACTTATCTCCGTCACCGCAGCTTGGACAATATTACCTTGTGCCATTTAATGATAACAAAAATCATTGTAAAAAGGCACAATTTCAGCTTGGATATAAGGGATATATTCAGCTTGCGATACGCAGTGGATATTATAAAAAGCTAAATGTACTTGCTATCAAAAAAGGCGAACTCGTTAAGTTTGATCCTTTGGAAGAAGAAATAGAAGTACAGTTAATTGACGACGAAGAACAAAGAGAGCAAGCCGAAACAATCGGCTATTATGCAATGTTCGAGTATCAGAACGGTTTTAAAAAAGCAATTTATTGGTCTAAGTCAAAAATGGAGCAACACGCATTGAAGTATTCACAAGGTTACAAAGCAAGAAAAGGTTATACATTTTGGGAAAAAGATTTTGACGGTATGGCATATAAAACTATGTTACGTCAGCTAATCTCCAAATGGGGCATTATGTCCATTGAAATGCAAGACGTTTATTCAAAGGATATGGCAGTAATCAACGAGGACGGCGAAACAGAATACATAGATACAATCGATACGACGTATACGGAAGTTGAACAGCAAGAACCTGATGATTTCGGGGAACAACAGCCAAATGTTCCTACAGAAGAAGCAGACGAGCCTATGTCACTTGATGATTTTGATTGATATGGAATACAACATCATCAGTACAGGTAGTAAGGGGAACGCCGTAGTTATTAATGATGTTATACTCATAGATTGCGGCGTTTCGTTTAGAGCGTTAAAGGACGTATACAAGAATATAAAAATTGTGTTATTAACACATATCCATTCGGACCATTTTAGCAGGCGAACAATTAAAGCGTTGGCGAATAACCGCCCAACATTACGGTTTGCGGTGGGAGTTCACCTGTTAAATGATTTGGTTGAATGTGGTGTCGATAAAAGCAATATAGACGTTGTAGAGGCGGGCAAGACATACAATTATGGATTGTTTCAAATATCACCTATAAAGCTGTATCACGATGTACCAAACTTCGGATACAGAATATTTATGAACAACGAGAGACTGATATATGCAACCGACACCAACAGTATGAAAGGCATAAAGGCTGAAAATTACGACCTTTATATGATAGAAGCAAATTACATTGATGAAGAAATACAAGAGCGAATACGAGAGAAAGAGCAACAAGGACAGTATGCTTACGAGCGTGGTGTTTTACATACACATCTAAGCAAACAAAAATGTGATAATTTTATCTATGAAAATATCGGACGCAACGGCTCGTATGTATATCTACATCAACACGAGGATAGAAATAATGGAAATACAGGGTGTAATCAAGGACTATGACGGCGAATTTCTTACGATAGTCGCACCGTTTGACAATACAAGCGCATTGGAACAAAAGTGTATAACAGATTGTGAAATTCGCTTGAACGACGGACGGAGTATATCGAACAAGCAAAGACGTAAGATATTCGCACTGGTGAACGATATAGGTACATACATAAGCGGAATATCAAATAAGCGCGAGTATCAAGAAGAATTGAGGTTGATGAAACTGCTGTACATAATAGACAAGAGTGATAACGAAGCACTTCGCAGGCAACTTACGTTGAATTATTGTGAGTGTTTGGATGTTGATATATTCAGTCTGTCGGACGTAGATATGACAACCGCTAAAGATTTTATATCGTGGCTCATTGAACTATGCATAAATCACGATATACCGACAAATGACAGTCTATTAAATATAACAGAGGATATAGACAGGTATTTGTATCTATGTTGTGCAAAAAGACGTTGTGCGGTGTGTGGGAAGAGAGCCGACATACATCACGTCGATACTGTCGGTAGCGGTATAAATCGCAAAACCACACACCACTTAGGTAAGGAAGTTCAGCCACTATGTAGGTTACACCACACAGAGGCACACAAAATAGGTAAAACAGATTTCAACAACAAGTACCATTTAACATCAGTAAAACTTGATGAATACTTGTGTAAGGTACTTGGATTGAAGAAATAAAGAGGAGGAAATGCAATGTTAAAAATAAGAGTAGAAGATACATACACGAACGAAGTATTTGAAACCGAATGTGACGGTGCATTGATTTCAATGCACCAACGCAAAGGAAATAATTGCGTAGCACATTCGATTGTCATTGGAAGATTTAGTATTAAATTATTAAAACTCATAAGAAAAGACATAAAGGAAATTTTAAAGAAAGCATTTAAAGGGGAAGGAAGAATTGAATAAAGTTATATTAATGGGACGTCTTACAAAAGACATTGAAATGCGTCAAACTCCGAACGGTGTTTCGCTTGCGAGATTTTCAATAGCAGTAACACGACGATTCAAAAATTCAAACGGTGAATATGACGCAGATTTTATCAACTGCGTTGCATGGCGTCAGACAGGCGAATTTATCGCACGATATTTCCAAAAGGGCAGTATGATTGCGGTAGTCGGAAGTATTCAATCGAGAAGTTGGGACGGTAATGACGGTAAAAAGCAGTATGCGACAGAAGTTATTGTAGATGAGGCATACTTTACCGGTTCAAAATCTGAAAACAGTACAGGCAGTAATACCGATTTGTCTGATAGCGGTTTAGATGATTTAAACAGTCAATACGGTGAGGATTTTGCAACAATCGGTGATGAAGAAGATTTGCCGTTTTAAGAGGTGTAGTGTATGAACAACGGAATTAACTACTTTCCGCTGAACGTACATTTAGATGATAAATTTGAATTAATCGAGGCTGAATTTGGACTGAAAGGGTTTGCGATAGTCGTTAAGTTGTTCCAAAAGATATACGGACAGCAAGGTTACTATTGTGAATGGACAGAAGACGTTGCATTATTGTTCGGAAAGAATGTAGGTTTGGGTGGTGATGCCGTGTCCGAAATAGTGAGAGCCGCGATTAAAAGAGGTATATTTGACAGTGAACTTTATGACAAGTATCAAATCTTGACTTCGAGAGGCATACAAGAAAGATACTTCGAGGCAGTCAGTCGCCGTAAAGAAGTTGAAGTCAGAAAAGAGTACCTCTTAATTAAAGTCGACCAAATTTATAAGAATGTACGCATTTTAAATGAAAATGTAAACATTTCAAGCAAAAATGTAAACATTTCCGAACAAAAGAAAGTAGAAGAAAGTAAAGTAAAAGAAAAGAGAGTAGAAGAAAGGGAACTGCCACGTCTGCCTGTAAGAATTGTTAAGCTATATGAGAACAATATAGCACCTTTGACACCGATTACACTGCAAGGCTTAGATGATTGGCTTAATGCTATGTCAGAAGATGTCGTTGAATATGCTATAAGCGAAGCTGTAAAGAACAACAAACGTAATTACAAGTATATAGAGGCGATATTGCGTAATCACTTTAACGCAGGACGTACCACGCTTGCGGAAGTACAAAGTGCAAAGCGAGCGTATAAAGGCAATGAAAATGAGCTTAGCATTAACAGAGACGATAACCTTGATTATGACGAACTTGAAAAAATAATGAGGGAGAAAACGTAATGATTGTATTTTCTATAGACCCCGGCAATATGCAAAGCGGTTGGTGCATTGTTGACGGAGAAACGATGAAACCACAAGACTTCGGAAAGACGGATAACAACGAATTGTTAGACAGTTTTGAACGTCTGATAAGAGTATATCAAGTAGACGTTGTTATTATTGAAATGGTGGCGTGCTACGGTATGCCGGTTGGACGTGAAGTGTTTGAAACGTGTGTTTGGATAGGCAGATTTACTGAGAAAGCAAAGCAACTGCAAAAGGATGTTGAGTACATAACACGCAAAGACGAAAAAATAAATATCTGTCACAGTATGAAAGCCAACGACGCAACTATTCGCAGGGCTTTGATAGACAGATTTGCAAAGCACGACCTAAAGAACGGAAAAGGGACAAAGAAATGTCCCGATTGGTTTTATGGATTTAAGAGTGACATTTGGGCGGCTTATGCAGTGGGGATAACGTGGATTGATATGGAGGAAAACGATGATAATTAAACAAGACAGAGAAAATTTTCATATGTTGAATTTTTTGGATAAGTTTATGATGGGACATAAAGGATACATAGCGGGCGGCTGCTTTAAAAACATTTTCAACGGTGAAAAGATAAAGGACATAGATATATTTTTTGATAACGAGGAAGAATTTTATTGTGCCGTGGAATACTTCGACAGTCAGACAGAAGGATATACAGGCGATAACGCATTGGCAGTGCAATATAATTTTTACTACGAAAACGACAATGTCAAGGCATATAAGCATATAGACAGTGGGTTGGTATTGGAGTTATGTCGTAAAAATTTCAATGACGCAAAGTCGATGTTAGAAAATTTTGATTTTACTATATCAAAGTTTGCGTATTTCAAAGAAGAGGTAACGGAGGACGACGGAAAACATATTGAATATAAAGTAATGTACGACGATAAGTTTTTTGAACACCTACATACAAAACGATTGGTAGTCGATGACAAAATACTGTTCCCAATGTCAACATTTGAGCGAATGATACGATATATCAAATATGGATATATGCCGTGCAGAGAAACAAAGTTGAAGATAGCAACAGCAATACACGAAACAAATATTGATGATATTTCGGTCAACAAAAGTTTGTATGAGGGTATGGATTAATTTATTTTTAGGAGGAATAAGAAAATGAACGAAGAAAAAGAAATAACAAAGATATTAATGGAATTAGGTACACCGTGTCATTTGGCAGGCTATGACCTAATCAGACAAGCCGTTGTGATAATGTTAAACAACGAAAAAATAAAGCAAACGGATATATATCGACAGTTGGCTGAAAATGTTGGCAAAACACAAAGTCAGGTGGAACGAAATATTCGCCACGCAATAGAGGTGACGTTTTATGATATTCGCCCCGAAATGGCTAAAAAATACTTTGGCAACAGTGTTGGTTACAACAAAGTTAAGCCGTGCAACGCGCAGTTCCTCGCTACAATCGCGGAACACACGAAGAACAAAGAGTTATACACAGAATAGGGGGATAGAAAATGACTATTAAATTACCAATGGACGTGGAAATAGAAATGAATACGCGTTTGCCGTATGATTTCGATGATATTATTCGCAAGATATTCAAAGAATATTTAGGCGAAGCAAAAACAGAAAATTTAGATTTTAATAAATTAAAATTTATAGACCTTTGCATTGCCTCGATCCGCAACTCGAAAGACGCAAAAGAGGCAGTTCAAGATATAATGCTCAAGCAAACAGAATACAGATTAAGAATGCTTAATCAATTTCCAGAAAAAAATTCGTTTTTTAACATGAATTTTATGGCTCATTACTATGAAATGGGTAGAGCAAGCGCATTACTGCATACTGAATATAGCAGTAATTACACAGAAAATGAAACTATTATGAAAGTGATTATAAGAATTATAAAAGTGGTTAGTGATTTTGAGGAGGAAGAAAATGGCGAAGAAAAAGAGAATTAAAATCGGTGCTATGTATCGAGAATACGGCGAAATGGAAGGAGTGCTATGCCGTAATTGCTGTAACTTCACAACAATAGCAGTTGACGGAAAACATCACTGCAAATGCAAGGCGTATGGTATAACGAGAGAGGCTAATACAAACTGGCGTAGCAAATATGAGGCGTGCGGATTGTATAACACGCCGATAGGCGAAAAGTATAAACCAATATTCAAAGGAGCGAATGAGTAATGAATACACCATTAATTAAACCGAGTTTGATTTATTTAATTAATTTGTGCGACAATTTCAAAACTGTATTGTTTATAGTTATGCTTGTAACGGGAGTTGTAGTAGTTGTTAGTCTTTATGAATATCTTGACGAAGAAGAGGAACGACAATGCTTTAGTAAGTGGTTTAAAATACCCATTATAGCATTGATAAGTAGCTTAGCGTTGAATATCGCATTACCAAGTGAAAAGACTTGTTACACAATGCTTGTCGGTTCACAACTGACACCACAGAACATTCAAAGTGTTGGTAATGATTTGAAGTCTGCAGTAGATTATATCTTTCAAAAAATAGATGAATTGGAGGAGTAAGCAGATGAAAACAAGGTTGATAAAAGAAAAGCCTGTATATGCGTATTATACAAATTGCGAGAGCATCGAGTTGTACAGGAAAGATTTTGAAACTATCGAAGTCGGTGACAGATTTACAGCAGAGGCGTGGGACAGAGATGTGAACGCTACCGAGCGAACGTATGTCACAGTAACGTGTATTTACCACGACCAAAACGGTGTATTGTTACGTGAACACAGTAGAACCGTCTATTGTGACGGCTCGTATGAGGACGAAGAAACAGTAGAGCTTGTATGGGTCGAATTGAAAGGGGAAAAAGAAAATGTATAATGAATTAAAGCCGTGTCCGTTCTGCGGAGGCGAGGCGGAATTATATCAATCATATTGTGGCTATTATCAGATAGAATGTCACCAATGCAGTGCAAGAAGTTGCATGGCAGTAGAAGAAGAGAGCGTAATAAGCAACTGGAATATGCGTTCAACGACAGAAATAAAATCAAAGACTATGACACTCGATGAAGCAATAGAACGTTGTGAAGAGGTCGCAACTAAAAACTGTTCGGAATGTGCAGAAGAACACAAGCAACTTGCAAATTGGTTACACACGCTAAAGTATTTGGAAGAAAACGCGGTTATGCCGATATACAAAAAGCGAGATTGGTTAGACGTAGCGGAACACTATGGTATAAAGCAAATTCCGGTAGCGATTGAAGAAATGGCTGAATTAACACAAGTGTTGACTAAGTATTTGAGAATATCGCAAGGCGGTCAGTCTGTACTAAAATTAATGTCTGAAGTTCAAGACAGCATAGAGGAAGAATTATCGGACGTAATTGTAATGATGATACAGTTGCAATATTTATTTAATGTTGACAATGACACAATAAATGAAATTGCAGACGAAAAACTGAAAAGAACGTTGAAATTAATGGAGGAACAAAAATGAAGTTTAGAACAAAGCCGTGTGAAATAGAAGCAACGAAATGGACAGGCAGAAATGTAAAAGAGATTATGCGATTTGTAAAAAATGAAAGTGCTATTATTACAAACGGAGTATTGATAATAAAAACCTTAGAGGGCGATATGGTAGCAAGCACAGGTGACTACATCATCAGAGGACTACGAGGGGAATATTACCCGTGTAAGCCTGATGTGTTTCAGAAAAAGTATGAGCCGTGCGAATAAGAGGTGACGATATGAGAACTGAACAATTTGAAAATATCATAAACAAACGCATAGAAACGTGTAAAAGCGTTCTATGCAGTAAAGCAGAAGAATACGCAACGGACGACAGGTTGCATAATTTCAAAGTAGCAGGCGAATTGCAGAAATGCACACCTGTAAAAGCATTGGGCGGTATGATGGCAAAACATACTGTCAGCGTGTACGATTTGATAGATGATTACGAGCAAGGCAAGGCAATATCGAAAGAAATGTGGGCAGAAAAGATAGGTGATAGTATCAATTATTTATTGTTGCTTACGGCATTGTTGGAGGAGGATATAGAAGATGACAATTAAAGATATATATAATTTAATGGATATGTGCAGACGCTTTAAGTTTGAAAGTTCCGATACAAGTGGAAAAAGTCCCGAAGAAGTTAGAGCATATGCAGAGGGATATATCCGTTGCAAAAGTTGCGTTATGGCAGTATTAAACGCAATGAAAGGCAGAATGGAAAGAGCAAACGAGCCTACAAAGGTGTTAATCGAAGATTGCGATTTTTCTGTACGAACATATAACTGCTTGAAACGTGCCGGAATGAAAACACTCGGTGACATCAAGAGTGTTGAGCAGTTGCAGAATGTAAGAAATTTAGGCAAAAGATGTGTAAATGAAGTAGTTGATAAATTAATGGAATATGGTATTGAACTACCGGAAAGTGAGGGACAAAATGAAAGTTAAAGAAATGTTAGAAATATTGAATAGTGTACCGGAAGAAGCGAATGTATCTATAATTTATCCCGAAGATTGTTACGGGGAAGAAAGCGGTGTTCGTATAGACGAGATAATGTATCTCAAAAGTTCATCGGCAGACAGCAAGAAAAATGGAGTATTTATCAAAATAGGATAAGGAGAGATAGAATAATGAATGATATTATAAACAAATTAAAAAACGGAGAAGAGTTATCTGAAAAAGAAATAAAAAAATTGGTATATGAGGGCGATTTTGTTGACGAGATAAAGGGTAATGACCATCGTTGGCAAAAAGAGATACAAACAATTATAGATGTTGATGGACAGTTATATGCTGTTGATTGGTTGATGGGTCTGACAGAGTGTCAAGAAAACGAGTTTTTTAACCAGCCGTATAAAGTTAAATATGTTGAAAAACAAGTGACAATAAAAAGTTATGAAATTATATAAAGGAGAAATAAAACAATGAAAGTTGAAATTAAAGCGAATGGCAAGACGATTGAGGCTGAAATCAGCAAAGAACAAGCGAAAGAGTTAGGTTTGATTGCTAAAAAAAATACGGGTTATGAACAAGTTGAGTATAGAGATGAATACTATTCCGTTAATGTGCTTGGTGGTGTAGATGATACATGTGATGTGGGACTTATAACGGATAAGGCTGCGTATTTTGATGGAAACTATTACAGTGACGAAAAAATAGCAGAAAACAACGCAAAAGCTGATAGGTTGTTGCGTAAACTACGTCAGTGGCAAGCGCTGAACGATGAACCTGTATCAAAAAAAGATTGGGACAAAGAAAAGTGGACTATCGGTTATAATCATTGCAAAGACGGTAGCGGACACGATATAGGACTTGAGCCACGGTGTTTTTTGAAAATTCACAACTTTGGCACTGTTTTCTTCACGACCAGAGAAAAAGCAGAAGAGGCGATTAAAACATTTGAAGATGAACTAACGTGGTACTTCACGGAGTACCAGCAGAGATTAGATGAGGTGCAAGACAATGGCTAAAGAACAATTATGTTGGACGTGTCAAAAAGCTTGCGGCGATTGTTCGTGGAGCAGTTGCTTTCAGCCTGTTGAGGGTTGGACCACTGAAAAGGTACACCGCAAGACGTACGATTCGTATAGGATTGAAAAGCGTCCGGAATATGTACCGGATAAAGCAAGCAATTCTGAAAACAAGAAAAAGACACGAGTAACCAACAAAGAATTAGATACAATGAAAAGGTTAAGAGACAATGGTTTGTCCTATTTTGAAATAGCAAAGATTGTAGACAGAAACCCTGACGTGGTTAGGGCGAATTTGGTGAGGTGTTGATATGGATAAAACAGCGAAGAAACTAAAACAAAAACGCAGAGCCGTAAGACAGGCGATAAAGAACGCCGAAGAAGAAAGAATATTAAAAAATTTTGATGAAATTGCAAAGAAACGCGGTATTAAGAAATTCAATAGAAAGAAAGCATTGCAGTCGTACAAGATTGTTGAAAACGAAGTTACAACAGAGGGTGTTGTCAATCTTGTAGTAGTCGGTGCGTGGTATCTGCGTATAAAATGCAAATGGGGTCAAAAACGCGTGTGTCAATACATAGAGGGAGTTATTCGATATATTGGGGTTGTGTATAACCGTGAACGCGATATTGATAAACTCGCAGAAGAATTAAAAGATGAGTGCGATTTTGATTATGAAGAACTGATGAACGATTTTGACCCACTGAAAATCAAAACAAGCACTGCCGAGCAAGACCGTATTAAAATGGTTACGTGTGCAATGAAAAACAATGCACCGATAATTCTATATACGTTTTATTCAATGCTGAATTGGAAAAAGAAACGTATAACAGAATTAGGGCAGGCAATAAAGGAGGTTTTAATGGGTATGCAGGACGGCAAGCTGAAAGAAGTTAAAGAGGTCGTAAGAAAAGAATGCGGTATGACATTCTATTACGACGGAAGGATATTGTATAGCAAATAGGAGGACAGGAGATTGACGGAGTTTAGATTTTCAAGAACATTAGATAGGTTAGGAATAAACTACAATACGCAGGGATTGATATATTTTCTGTGCGTGAACGCAAGACGACTGCCGGAGCAAGATAAGGCAGTGCTGAATATGTGTCTTGAAGTGGCAGGGGAAGACTATCAAGCGTTGTATAAATTTCTGACGGACAGCTCCGTCAATCACGTCTACATACAAATGCAATACGGATTGCACCCGAAACGATTATTCAACCTAAAACGAGAATTTTATAAACGGTTTCGGTATAACTTAACTCACTTTGACTTGCGGTAGAAAATGTGATATAATATATATGCTCACTTGAGAGATATTATATTTTTTCATTTATTCCTAAAAAAGACGGTTACCAAACGGCAACCGTCTTTTTTGTTATGCGTTTTCAATCAGTCTTTCAATAACCTGACTGATATTTTCGCGTCTTTCGAGAGCAAGCGATTGAAGTTTCTTTTTTGCTGTTCCAGAAAGGGTTATTGTTGTTCGGTAGGTATCACCCTCTGACACTTCACCGAAGTACTGTTCGTACACTTCCGGTGAAGCGTGTTCTTCAGCGAACGCCTTTGCGTCAGCTTCGGAAAGTGGAACGATTTTTTCACCTGAAGTCCACATATTGCCGTCGGCTTCAGCATAGGTGGTTCTTGCACCGCCATATCCGTACAAGAAAAACTCACCTGTACGCTTTACATACAGTTGCTCGCAAAGGGCGTCAAAATCGCCCGACGGCAAGCCGTTATCATAACTGCACACCTTTTGTGCAGTGTCAGTATCGTACTTTCTTCCTTTAATTATTTTTAACATTTTATTTTCCTCCTTTAATTATCTATGATAACCCTCCAAAGATTATACATTTTTTTATCATATTGCACCTCTGCATTGCACCGACGCACCGAAATGCGTCGGAATTGCGTTTTTATAGCTCTTTTTCAATTTCAGCGATGATGTCTACATATTCTAATACTTCGTCTGCTGATAATTCGTAACTGTCGTTTTCCCAAGAGCTATCATCTTCAATAGTTCTTAAAAATTCTTCTGCTTTTTCAGTTTTTTCGTCATCATCACAGTCAGCTAAATTCGGGAACCATTCTTTGACTGTGACGTATCTGCAACGTCCTTCTTCGTCAATGCTAATGATAATGTCGTATGCGTTTGTTTCTCCGTAAATTAATCTCTTTTTCATAATTAATCTTCCTTTCTTGCCTTTCGGCTGACCTCTTTTGTTATTTTCTGATTATAGTATAGCATACTTTTATGCCAAAGTCAATACTTTTATGCTAAAGTTAAATAAGATTATGAAAAGTATACATATATTCCTATGATGATTTATGTAATATGTACAAAATGCAAAAATACCGAAATTGGGAAATAGTGTGGGGGATAGATTTGATTTACTACATATAGTAGGTAGAACCGTCGTGGTGACGGTGGGTTAATATTTCACTGATTGTCGGTGGGGACGGAAATATTAAATTGACAAAAAAGGGGGTGTCAGCCATCGCAAAACAGAGAACATATACAGACGCCGACCGTGAGCAGGCATTTGCGGAATACACGGTATTGGGAAATTGGGAATTAGTATCACGCAAAATGGGTATTCCCGTAAACACGTTAAAATCGTGGTGGCGACGACATCCGCCTGATATGGACGAATATGCAGAAAAACGGCGAGAGGTCCGCGAGGGTTTCATCGAAACGGCGAGTAGAGCTATTGAAAACGGTGCAGAACTGATTAACAGGCGTATGGAAACGGCACTAAAGCGCCAACAGGAATTAGACAGATTATTAGATGATGTAGCAAAAGATGATGAAATGACGGCAACACAAAAAAAAGAACTGTTAGCCAAGATAAGGTCAATAGAGCTGCACAAGCTAAGTGAAATAAGCACGGCGGTAGGTACACTGTACGACAAACGTGCATTGGCACAGGGTCAATCGACAGAAAACACGACGATTGAAATTAAAATGCCACAGGACGTGATGAAATATGCAGAATAGTCTGAAATTAGACCTATCACGCACAAATCCGAAACAGGAACAGTTTTTCACCGCACATAACAGAATGATTATGTACGGCGGAGCAAGAGGTGGCGGAAAGTCGTGGGCGGTCAGAATGAAAGCAGTGCTGTTGGCTATCAGATATGCGGGTATAAAAATGTTATTTCTGCGACGGACATACAGGGATTTGGAGCGTAACCACGTTCGTGAACTGGAGCCGTTGCTAAAAGGCATAGCAAGATATAGCAAACAGGAAAAATGTTTCTATTTCAATAACGGTTCGTTATTGGAAATGGGGTATTGCGACAGTGAGGGCGACGTTAATCAATATCAGGGTATCGAGTATGACGTCATTTTTATGGACGAAGCTACGCAATTTACTGAATATCAGTATTCAACACTGACTGCGTGTATTCGTGGTGCTAATCCATTTCCAAAACGAATGTATTTGACCTGTAATCCCGGTGGTGTCGGTCACGAATGGGTTAAACGTCTGTTTGTGTCAAAAAAATACCGTAATTCTGAAAATCCTAACGACTATCTGTTCATTCCAGCGACGGTGTTTGATAATGCGGTGTTATTGGAAACAGATACAGGCTATGTTGATATGTTAAATAACCTGCCCGACGGACTGCGAGAGGCGTGGCGTGACGGCAGTTGGGACTTGCTTGAGGGACGGTATTTCAACGAATTTGATAGGTCAATACACATTGTTAAACCGTTTCAAATTCCTAAACATTGGCGTAAATATCGTGGTATGGACTACGGCTTGGATTGTTTGGCGTGTGTATGGGTGGCTATTGACGAACACGGTAACTACTATGTTTACCGCGAGTACGCTGAAAGCAATAAGGTTATTTCAGTCGGTGCAGGGGAAATAGTCAATCTGACGCCGACTGACGAACGAATAGAATACACCGCCGCCCCACCTGATATGTGGGGACGAACACAAGAAAGCGGTAAGACAAAGGCGGATTTGTTCCGTGAGGGCGGTTTGCCACTGTTGAAAAGTTCAAATAACCGTGAGGCAGGTTGGTTGGCGGTCAAAGATTTATTACAGGTCAAGAACGGCAGTAGCCGATTGATGATATTCGATAACTGCATTGAATTAATCGACTGTTTAACATCACTGCAACGTGATACCAAACACCCGACGGACTGTGCGACAGAGCCACACGATATAACACATTTACCTGACGCGTTGCGATATTTCGTGTTGCAATTCACATCACCGTCAAAGCCACCAAAAGAGGAAAAGACAGCGGTACAAAAGTACAGAGAGAAAGCATTAAAAGGCAGATTAGAAAAAAGGAGGAGCTATTTCTAATTATGAAAATCAAGAGAATAAAGAGAAAATGTGAAGTCAGAGGGTGTAAGAATACCGATACATATTCACTGACAAACACAAATGAATTCGGTAACAGCGTCATAATTTGCGAGGAATGTTTGAAAAAAGCGGTTAAAGCTGTTGCAGAATACGACCCGTCAGCAGAGAAAAAGACGGTATCAGTACCACCGCCACTACTATTTTTCCACGGTGGAATAGAGAAAACAGCTAAAAACGTGGAAGAAACAGCGGAAAAAAAGCCTATTCCATATACAAAAGAGTATTTGGACAGCGTTAAATACAACGATTTGAAAAAAATCGCAAAGGAAATGGGTATCAACGCAAACGCTGGCAAAGAAACATTGATTGAGAGTATTTTGCAAGTTAGTTAAGGGGGAGTGGCTATGAATGTAACAGGGTTTCTGCTATGCGTTACAGCTATTCAAACATTAACCATAGTAGGAATGACGATAGTACAACATATCGAACGCAAAGACCTGTATAACAGGTTGATGTGTAGAAATATGACCGAATACAACAACATCAAAGCCGATGAGCCAAAACAGCCTATCAGCAGGCATAAAACCGTTTTGAATAGGTGGCGTAAGAACGACGCAAAGGTGGGTGATGAATAATGAATTTAAGATATTCACCTGTATTGCAGGGCATAAAAGCGAGCGTAAAGAGTATGTTTTCACCACCTAACAGTGAAAGCACAGATGATGAAGAAGTTGACAGAGTAATTGACACCGACGACGACGGAAATCAGCTGTACAAAGAAGATATTATCGCAAATATTCACGAAGAATTAGAGAAACGACGTTCAGCACGTTCAGCATTGGAAACACAATGGCATTTAAACGCTAATTTTTTAGTCGGTAATCAGTATTGCGATTTTAACCCATACAGTCGCGAAATCGAACAGTTGGAGCCTGTATACGATTGGTTGGAACGTGAAACGTTTAATCAGATTGCACCGTTAATAGATACGCGAATTGCCAATCTGAAAAAGATTAACTATCGAATGAAAGTAAATCCACGAACGAACGAGTTAGAGGACTACGCAAAGGCTGAAACATCAACTACGATATTGCAGTATTTGCAGACTTCAAGCGATTTTGACACCAAGAAAAATACCGCAATACAGTGGAATGAATTGTGCGGTAACTGTTTTTGGTTATCGTGGTGGGATAAGGACAAGGGTGAGAAATACGCCACCGAAAAAGTCGTTACGGTTGATGATGAAGGCAATGAACAAAAGTTTGAACAAGCGTTTTACCAAGGTGATTTGGAGTACGGACTGATAACGCCGTACGAAGTGTTTCCTGAAAGCATTTTCAAAGAAGGTGTAGAGGCGCAACGTTCAATTATTTTGGAGCAGGTAAAGACCAAAGAGGAAATATACGACCTATACGGTATCAAAGTTGAGGGTACAACGGTTGAAACATTTGAACTAACACCTGTTGTTGCCGGAGGCGGTTTCGGTTACGAGAATACCGTCACAACATTAGGTACACGTTCGGTAGATGGTGCGGCAAAGGTTATTACATATTTTGAACGACCTACCAAACACAGACCGGACGGCAGAATGATTATTATTGTCGGCGATGAACACCTAATATACTACGGTCCGTTACCATATTCACGCATACCGCTAACGCAAATGATGTGTCGTGAAACGGCAGGACAGTTTTTTGGAAAATCAATAATTGAAGATTTGATACCACGTCAAAGGGCGTATAACGGCTGTCTGAACCGAATACACGAATACATCAAACGCATTGCAATACAGGGTTTCTACACCGAAGAAGGCAGTATCGACATTGAAGAATTTGAACAAAACGGTGCGGCACCGGGTGCAATGTTGGTATACAGACAGGGAACAAACCCGCCGACACCTATTCCGAATGGCAATTTGCCATCAGAGATTATGACAGAACGATACAACTTAAAAAGTGATATGGAATATGTGGCAGGTGTATCACAGCTGATGATGAACGGTGCAACGCCTGCAGGCGTAACGTCGGGTACGGCTATACAGAACCTTGTTGACATAGACAATACACGTCTATCGCTGACAGGCGACCATATCCGAAACAGTATCAAAAATTTGGCGGTAATGTGGCTTGAAATCTATAAAAAATACGCTAATACGCGACGTGTGCTGAATTGCACAGGTAAAAATCGTATCGGTAATGCAATCATATGGAATAGCGACGATATTAACAGCTATGACGTTGAATACGTCACTGAAAACGAACTACTGATGTCGGAAGAAGTGCAAAAGGAACGTTTCTTCGACGCGTACAAAATGGGGCTGTTTACCGACGCAAACGGTCAGATACCTGAACGTGTAAAACAGAGGGCACTGGAGTTTATGAAAGTAGGCAATTACACCGAAATAATGAACATCAATGCACTGCAAATACAGGCGGCACAACGTGAAAACGTATTTTTTGAGCAGGGTGCAGTGCCGAGAGTATCAGAGTTTGACGACCACGATATACACATAGACGAACACCTGCGGTATATCTTGCAGTTGGATTTTCAGCTGTTAAAACTGAAAAAGCCTGAGTATGCAAAAGCATTAGAGGACCATATCAGACTACATAAACAGGCGCAGACACAAGACCAACAGCAGAATGTAATTGCTATGTTGGCACAACAACAAGGACAAAGATAGGAGGATATACATAATGGATAATTTCTACGACGCAAGACGAGCGACCGAAGATATGTTCGACGGTCAAACGGTGTTAGGGGAAGATAGTACCCCTCAAGACACCTCACAAGATACCCCTCAAGAACAGCAAGAGGGACAAGTACAAGAGGAACAACCGCAAGAACAGGTACAAGAACAACCGCCGCAAGAGAATAATGCAGTTGATGAGGCGGCAAATGTAGCACAGGCGGCGGCACAAGCGGCGGCACAACGTGAACAAGATTATCAACGCATAATGGAAGAAAATGAACAGCTAAGACAGACAAATAACGAATTGCAACAGACTATAACGCAGCAATCACAGCAACGTGAGCAAGCGGTTATAGAGGACGCAATGCAAATGCCTATGTTGGACGTTAATCGTTTAGCATTTGAGGACGATGCAACTGTTCAGAAAATGCAACAGGACTATGCAAATGCAATGCAAAAATACGTCACACAGCAAGTGCTAAAAGACGTTGAACCTGCCTTGCAATACGCAAAGGACGGTATGCGTGAGAAGGAAAAAAGGGAAATGCTTGAGGCGTTCAAAGGTGTAGATGAACTGAAAGGTATTAACGATATGTTGCCACAACTTGACTACATTATCGAACACAACAAGTGGTTAGCTAACGACGATATACCTATGGACGAAAAGTATTTGACGGCGTATATGATTGCAAACGGCGTAAATTCTGCGAATACACCGCCACCGTCAGACCCAACAGCAGAAGAATTAATGAAATACTACGACAGCAATCCTGAATTTCAACAAATGATTGAAAAAAAGAGATTGGACGACATTAAACAAAGTCAGCAAGTGCCTGCAATGTCAGCGTCAAACGGCGCTGTAAACGCGGCATTAACAATAAAAGAAAAACCAACAACTTGGGACGACGCCTCCAAAAGAACACGAAATATGTTCAGAGAGAGATAACGTACCCACAAATGACAAAAGAGGGAGATACTTAAATGGGAAGAGAACAAAACTTAAAAACTATTGAAGAGGCTCTAAAATCTAACTACTTACCGGTATGGAATAACCTACTCGGTATCGAGCCTACACCACTACTATCAAAAATCAAGAAAAAGCCATTGGTAGCAAATGAGATTGTTGCGTCAGCTCCAATCGGTCTATCAGGCGGCTTTGGCTACGGCGAAGAAGGACTTGCGACACCCGAAGCAGGTAACGTTATGTTCAAGCGTTTCAGAACATACGCAAAAGATATGTATACAAACGTTGAATTGTCAATCAAAGCTGTACAACTTACAGGTAAGGACGGCGCTATGGCGAACGCACTTGACACAGAAGTTAAGGCGGCGTACGAAACAGCAAAATGGAATGTCGGACGTTCACTATTCGGCAATGGTACAGGTGCATTAACAAAGGTTGTTAAACAGACAACTCCGACAACAAAAGTTGAAGTAACTGATATTAAGTACGTCAAGGAAGGCTTGATTGTAGACTTTTATCCGACCTCGGCTACAACGCCAAACGACGTGGTTGCTAAACAACTACGAATTATGGCAATTAATCGTACAAAGAACAGCAACGGCAACTATGAGATTATCCTTGACAAAGCACCTACAACAGCACTTGTTGACGGCTTTATGACGGTGCAGAACTCATTTAACCGCGAGATCACAGGTCTTGGTGCTATCTTCGACGATGAAGTTCCGACAATTTACGGCGTAAGCAAGGCAGACAATCCGATTGTCAAGCCTATTGTTATTAACGCAAATGATAATGTTGAGGACAGCATTATCACAAAGGCTCTAAGACGTGCCGAAAAGGACAAGAACTCAAAGGTTGATATGTTGTTGTGCGGCGACGAAGCGTACGACCACTACACAGAATATCTAAGAGTAAACAACATCAGAGTTGAACAGAACACCTTACAGGGCGGTTTCAAATCAATTCAGTTTGCTTTCGGCAACAGACAGGTTGATGTTGTCAACGAAATGTTCGTGCCGGATGATGAAATTTGGGGTGTTGATACATCAGCGCTTGAACTACATACACAGGAATGGAAATTCGCTGACCTACAAGGCGGTGGTATTTTCAACCTAAAGGAAAATTCATCAGTTTACAGAGCATTGCTTGCAAACTACGGTGACCTTATCTGCTCAAATCCGGGCGGTCTAATCAGAATTTACAACTGTATTTAATTCTAACGGCAAGGTGATTATATGTTGCCTTGCCATTATTTTGCCGTTATTTTAGGTACTTGCTGAAATATTTTTTTCTGAAATGCGGTGATAAATTGGAACAAGCAGAAGTAACACTTAAAGAAATATACGAAAAGGTAAGTCTTAAAGTGCCTTTGGAACAGCGACGGTTCTTTAATTTCTTTAACGACACCGTTGCAGAACTTGAAGCATTATATCCCGACTTACTATTCAAAGAAGGTGTGCATTTTACACCGGTACACGATTTATCGGACGAAAACGTTGTATTACCGCTTTATACTCCGGCAATCGTGGACAATATCTTATACCTTTGCGGTTACGACCAACAAGGTATATTCAAACAAGAATTTACACGAAAATCAAGAAATGCCTATGTGCATTATTGGAAAAATCACGCACATAACAGACGTGTACGACGAATGAGGTGGTAGAGAAGTGTTTGACAGTGGAATATCTGCAAAAGCGTTAATAGCAGAATTACAGAGTGAAGTGGACGTCGCACTTCCTATCTCAAATTCGACGTATGTAACGTGGCTGAACAGCCTGCAATGGCTGTTATACAGTGCGATTATAAAAGAACAGAACGACTTGATAATTACCGAACCGCAAGAGGATGTTATACAGCTTGCAAACCTTGATGTTTCGGATAATGAAGCACCGATACGGTTTGAAGATATATATGCGGTGTATGCAGATACAACACAATTAATAAAGACGAGTATAACGAGCGGTTTCGTATTTCCCGATTGTTTTTATAAAAAAGGTGATAATTTAGCTATTAAAATGCAAAAAGCACCTAATTTTATTAAATTAATCTATCATATCAAGCCTAAATTGATAAAAGTAAATGAAAATGACGAGATACAAGACGGTAACGTGATGATACCGATAGAATTTATCGAATTGGTAAAGTCAAAGTTGAGAGGCGAGGCGTATTCACTTGAAAATGAGTACGGTCCTGCGTCAAATTGGCTCAACAATTACAATATTTTACTTGAAAATTTCAAACAATGGCTATCTGATAAAGCCCAACAATTCGGACAGTAAAGGAGAGGTTATATGGCAAAGAAACAAAACGAATTACAATTCGGACAAGTACCATTACCACAGGCACTAAAGCAATATAGCCTTTCCAAACTGAATTGGAGCGGTTTAAACAGACGGCAAGTTATAGATACAGGTGCTTTGTCTATGGAATGCAACATTTCTACAGCCGAGGCACCTTATTTAACACCGTCGCAAAGCAGGGTAGACATATTGTCCGATATGGGACTTGAATACAAACACCCTATATCGCTATTCAGTTTTGATGATTTCCTTGTTGTTATCTATCGTGATGATACAGAATTAAAACTTGATTATCTCGTTTTGAGCGACAAGAAAAACAGTAAAGGACAAATCACAAAAGTATATACAGGTCTAATAAAAAAGGGTGTGACAGAAGAAACTGACGCGATACAGCGTAGTATGGTGCAATTCAATGTATATGAAAATGCCGTTGATGTACTTGGCGGCACATATGTAAAGAAATTGATACTGTTTCCTGACAAAGTATCTATGTTTATGAAGATTGTAGATACAGACAAAGACCCTACTACATTTGACAAACAGGCAGTTGAGGACGGCAATGCCGATATTGATGTTATGTATTGTCAAAAAGAAAGCAGTGGCAAAAAAACTTACTATGTTTGGAATGGGGCGATAGGCAGATTTACTTTGACAGGCGGTACGAACTACTTTGAAACAAGCAATTTGGACGTCGAAATAAAAAAATACTACAACGACGGATATACGCAGACGAAAGACGAGTATTACAATGACGGTTACAGAAAGTCGAGCAAACAAACGTATAATGACGGTTACAAAAAGACGGAATATAACAAAGACAGTAACAAAAAAGCGAGGTTTTATGACGGATACCAAAAGCAATGGTCGGGTAGTTATAACGAGAACGATGGAATTGTGTACTATCAGCGACAAGGAACGTGTTCACCATACACTTACATAACGGTTACTGATTTGAAGAATGATGATAGTGTAGCAGGCTTATATATAAGGGCATTTTCACCTTTAAAACAAATGACTAATGTAGCTTTTTACGAACGTACAGGTACGTCATTCCCTTACACATATACAAGAGTATATGCAGAACTTGATTATAATTCAGACATAAGTAATTACTATGAAAAGGTTTCTGATAGCACAGGTACGGTTCAAACCAAACTATACGTAAGAAAAGCTGATGATAACGGTACGATAATACCGTATGAGTATGAGGAAGTAACTGATATTGCATACGGTACGAATATAACCGATTATTACGAAAAGATAAGCGACAAAGAAGTTACGGCAAAAGCATATTACAAAAGAACCGAAAACACCGATAAGGATAGCGACGATAAATACAAATACGAATTGATTAAAAACCTTGAAAACGGCAAGAAAGTATCAAAGTATTATGAATTTACCGAAAACTATGCACCGCCTGAGGGGAGCAATAAGAATTGCTATTGGCTTAACACATACGATAATCAAACCTATCAATTTTGTAGCGATATAGGTGACGGAAAAAGTGGGTTTGGAATAACTGTTTCGCCGTCGTTCCCTAATCTAAAGTATGCAGTAGTGCATTTATCACGACTTTTCGGAGTTGATGAGGATAGAGTACATGTTTCAGGCTATAACGACTATACGAATTGGAACTTAGACACCGTAGCTGAAAGTAATGAAAGCAATGCGTGGAGCAGTGCCTCACAAACCAACACAAAAGCAGGCGGTAACTTTACAGGTATAACAGTGTATGACAACCACGTTGTTTGCTTTAAACGTGACTTTATGCACGAAATATACAACAGTAAAAATCCGTTCAGATTGGTTGACGTGTATGCGGAGGGGTCTATTGACAACAGGAGCATACAAGAGGTAAACGGCAAACTGATATTTGCGTCAGATGATGAAATCAAGGTGTATACAGGCTCACAACCGCGTGAGATTGGCTACAATCTTGGCATTGATGAGTTCAAAAGTGCTGTATCGGGTAGTGACGGAAGAAACTATTACTTGTATTGTACAGACAGGCAAGGCAAAATGTATCTGTTTGTGTATGACACAATGGTCGGTCAATGGTCGCAACAAGTGATTAATAGTGAAGTATTAGGCTTTGCACATAACAAAAACGGTATGTATATGTTATGCAAAGATGGTGTTGTATACAAAATGGATACGAACAAATATACGGACGATTGGAGCTGTGAAACAGATTTATCAACCATACTGACATCATCATCTTCAAGCACATATCAGACAGTAAATATCAAACATATAGCAAAATTTCAAATGCTTGCGTATATTGAGGGGCGTTTCAAGGTGTATGCACTGTACGACAATGAAGAATTTAATCCTGAAACATCGCAGTTGCTATATGACAGTAACGGTCGGAAAGGTATGCAAGCAATACGCTTAAAACCACGAATGACCGCTAATTATGGCTACAAGTTACATTTTGAGGGACACGGCTATGTACGTTTCTATGAAATGGAACTCGGTATTACTCCAGGAGGTGAGTTATTTGTATCATCAAGATGATATTAACAATATGAATTACAAACAGCTTAGAGAAACAGTATCAGAATTAAACGACAAATATGTTAAGCTGAAAAGGACATTAGAGGACGCTTTAGACAATATAGACGAAAGCAACCTCGCAACCACTTTGCGAAAGAAATTAAACGGCTATGATACTCAATTCAGTGTAACGGCTGAAAAGATAGAAAGCAAAGTATCGTATGAGGACTTAGAAAACAGTCTAAATCAATATTCAACCGTATCGCAAACGGCACAAGCTATTGAAATGTCAGTAGTATCAAGTCAAGAATACACGGATAATTCAGTAGAAACATTATCTTCAACGTTCACTATGACCGCTGACGGAATATCTACAAGAGTTTCAAAGCTAAAGAAAGGCGTGGAAACACAATTCAATCAAACAGCAGAAAAGATTGAATCACTTGCATTTGAAAAAATGGATACATCAGAGGCTATTACGGTAAAAGAAAAGCCGTCCGCAAGTGATAAAACGTTGGATAAAGAAAAACTCTACAAGTATAACAGCAAATATTATTATTTCAATGATATTTTACAAGATTGGTTAGAGTATGACGAAGAAAACGGTATTAATTCTGCATTCACTCAAATATCGGGCGGATTTATATTGAACGGTTGCGTAAAAGTGAGCGGTGACCTTATAACAGAAGGGACTATTACAGGTACAGATATAGTTGGAGCAAAATTTTATAATGAGGATAAAAGGGCGTATGTGACTATTGGTAATTCAAGTGGTAATTATGGTGATTTGACATTGAAGCGAGTATCGAATGGCAAAGGACAAGAAGTTTTTCAGATTTACGATACGGGTGTTGGTATTGCTATAAAAGCTGTAGGAACGTCTTTTATAGGCTCGACCGGAAGTAAGACATACCCAAAAGGCACTTGGGATTTTTCGAAATGCACGGTAATAGGCTTGCCGACAAGTACAAGTTAAGGAGGAAAATATATGTTATTTAGAATAGGTGATAACGTCGCGGTGACGTGTAAAAACCCAAACGAAACACTGTTGTTTATAAACAGAGTACCAACAGCGTGGTTATTCTCGGTAGATATAGAGATATGTCAAAAGGTAAAGAGAATGATTGTTGAAGAACAAAATCTTAAAGATATAAAAATTGAATATGAAAGCGAAGATTGTACGATTGGCAGAGGAGTTGTTGATATGCCTATGGATAGTCTACATAGCTTTACTATCGACTACGCAAAAGGTATGGCGCACGTTGAGTTCAAAAGGGGGATAAATAATAATGTATGACAAACCAACAAACGCAGAAGAAATGGAAGAATTCGAGCGAATGACAACCGGCTTCGATTATGTATATGAAGATACAGTCGGAGCGGGAAAGGTAATATATCTTAAAATGCCTGTTGTATCGGCAAATAAGAGAGGTGTGAACGATATAGGTTGGCAATGTGACGGTGACGACGTTGCTTTATATGCCACTATGTCAAGAAAACCGCATAAGACCGAACTATGGTCGGAAGTCAAAGAAAACTATGTTGTAAATAAGACTGTATCGGCGTTGAAGTTTGAAAACAAGGACACAAAGCCTTGTAATCTATGTGTAAGGGTGCGTTTAAATTAATGGGGGTGGTTAAATGAAGGGTAATGTATGTTATCAAAAGACAGACTTCGGCTCTGAAACACCTGACTTGCTTAATAAATACGTTCTGAAAATAACTCAAATAGCAGGAATATCACTCAAAAAAGATATTTCAAAAGAGAGTTTAAGACTTGCTTTAAGTGTTCCTACACTTGTATCGCAACTTGTTAATGATAAAGAGTACATAACCAAATCTGAAATTGAGATTATACAAAAATCTCTTGAAGATATGGATAGCGTGTTAAACGGCAAGATTGACGATACAAACGCAAAACTTGATGATGAAATAAACGCAAGGGAAATGCTTGAAAATGTGGTGAATACACTGCAAACACTGGCTCACAAGCACAGTAACAAGAATGTACTTGATACTATCACAGAAGATAGAGTAGCAATATGGGACAAGGTGAAAGACCTTGATAAATACTTTGACTATATTGATTTTAAGGCTTTTGTCGAAGAAATAGTATATGCGTATACGAACGAACTTCAAAATCTGTACACAGCAATCGGTATTACATCATACGACGGCGGTATATTCGGTATGGAACAGTCGGGAGCAGAGCTTGACGGCGGTAACTTTGACAGCGAACCCGAAAACAGTTTTGATTGCGGTGATTTTAACCCGCTTGAACTGTCTGCACAAGTAACATCGGTCATTGATTGTGGAACGTATTAAGGAAAGGAGGATTGATAGAATGGCAACAAGATTTATAGCAAAGCACGGTTTGAAAAGCAATATAAATAGATTAACACTTTCGGAAGGTGAAATAGCTATTGCATATAGTGATGACAAATCAGAGGCTGAAATATATGTAGGTGGAAACGACAATACACCAATCCCCGCGGCAGGTACGTCGATGAAAACAAAAAACCAAATATTTGTCGTGTGTGACGGCGACCACGACGAATTAAAAATACAGGCGGCGTTGTCGAGAGCCACACGAGGCACGGTAGTATATATCATGGGTGATTGTGTACTGACTAACGAAAACACACAGGACAGTGGGCTTGTTTCGGGGTTCGGTCATTATAATGCTATATTAAATGTAGGTATACGAGTTACATTAGACGGTACTTACTGTAGTTCAATTACGTTTAAAAATACCAATCCTGCCGCACGTCAAGTTATATTCTTCTTGGGTATTATGGCGAAGTTAAAAAATATAAATTTCCAAGAGGATAACACCACCTGTACTCAAACATCTGTTAATCCTATGATTTTATTTGGCAATAGTAACGCAATCGTTGATAATTGTGTATTAGGCGAAGTATATGATGTAAATCAAGATGATAGTACCGTTGGTAATATCATTATGTGCAGTGGTTCAAAATTTACAAACAATGTTATTGACGGTTGGTGCTTAAAAACAAAAACCAATATAGGTGCATGTATGAAATTTACAAAAGTTTTTGTAGATAACAATAAATTTACAAATATATGGACTACCGATAATTCAGATTCGGGATATTTAATGTCTGTATCAGCGTCGATATTTATAAACAATGTATTTGAAGATAACACCATACCACAAGGGGAAATATATTTCAGCGGTAACAACAGTCTTTGTAATCATAATATTTTCAATAGTAGTGATATCGGTAATATTACACTGGCAGGTAATACAGCCAATAATGTATTTATTTCGTTAGATTTGAACGAGTGTATAGCAGTCAAATTGAGAAGTATCTGCAATGACAATACATTCTTTGGATTAAAGGTAAAAGAAGGTGACTGCGCTTTTGATTTGGGTGTAGAAGCAACATTTGCAAACAATTATATTAAAAATCTGTCTATTATAACAACAGATAGTACAGAAGTTAAGGGATATAATATCATTTATGCAAACAAGGCATTTTGTCGTGATAATGTGATTCTATTATCTGCGGCAACAAACACATTAGAAAATCTGTACGTTATCGAAGCTAACGCTTCGTCGGTTGTAACGGGCAATGTCACAAGTGCAAGCTCAATAGGTCGACTGGACGAAGGTTGTGTGGCTGAAGGTAATACGGTTGCATGGAGCTAAGGAGGTCATTATGTACAAATTTTATATGAAAAACGGAACAGCGTATTTCTATGAACGCGGTATCGAAATAGACGGTATCGTGTACGGAATACGTGCCGACAGCGATATATTGCGTATAAAACGCAGGATTATCAATGATAAATTCGCCGAAACTGACGACAATTTCGATATGGACACAGAAATCGCAAAAATTCAGCATACGAGCATCACATTTAAACAGCCGACATCAGAACAGCTGTCACAGATACAGGCGGAAACATACAACAGTATGACAGAATTAAAACAGCACGTTCAGTCCATTATGAACGGTGAGCTGACACAGGACGAAATTAATGCAATGCTGATGTTGCAGATTGCGGAACTGAAAGCAGGTGTTGACGGTGAATAAAACATTGATAAAAAAATACTATCAAATGGGTATTTACAAAGAAAAACATTTAGATATATTCGTCAAAGCGGGATATATCACAGAAGACGACAAAAAAGAAATTATGGAGGGTTAAAAAATGGCTAATAAAATTCAATTTAGACGTGGACTGAGAAAGTTACTACCAACATTGTCGTTCGCTGAGCCGGCATACACAAGTGATACAAACGAGTTTTTTATCGGCACAGGCAAAGGAAATGTAAATATGAACGGTAGCTTGTGGTATACAGGCACAGCTTTAAGCGGTACGTCCGAAAACATCAACTATACATATGCAGATTGTCCTCTTGTTAAAGTGGGTGATGTGTACCTTAATACCGATTATGGCTATATCTATCAGTCTACTACAGCAGGTAGCGGTGAAGACGTAAAGTGGCAATACAAAGGTACGATAAGAGGACCACAAGGCATACAAGGTGTTAAGGGCGACACAGGCGAACAAGGTCCGCAAGGCTTGAAAGGTGATACAGGTGCAAAGGGTGAAAAAGGCGATAAGGGTGAAAAAGGCGAAACAGGAACACTTGAAAGTAATTCAGTGAAAACCGTGCATATTGCAGATGAGGCTGTTACAAGAAGCAAACTTGCAGGAGATGTTTATGATTGGATAAATAGCGGTGAATATTCCGAATCTGAATGGAATTTTGACCAAACCATAAAAAATCTAATAAAAATAGGAGCAATAAACATACCGATTTTGGAATGTTATCCTGCAGAATATATAGGGGCGAAGATAAACACAGTAGCTAAAGTAGGCGACTTGTTTATCATAAAAAATGTGGTTGCAGACCCGGATACAGAAGCAATAGAACAAATTCGCTATAATGATGATTTAGATTCTGTTTTTGTTTTCAACGGAAGTATACAAAAAGGATATTGTGGAGTTTGTAGAGTTACTAAAGCCTTAAAAATAATAGATGTGGGAGAATATGAAAGCGGAGAGGTTAAACTGCTATTCACATTCAAACAAGGTGGAGAAGGAGTAGTAATACGCGAGGAGGATAAATAAATGAACATTTGGGAAACAATCAATATATTTTGGGTTACATTGGCGTGTAACCTATTCATAAAAACTGTATTTGTTGCAGTTATGTTAGATACAGTTTTGGGGTTACTAAGGGCAATCAAAGAGAAAAAGTTTAATAGCTGTTTCGGCATTGACGGTGCAATACGAAAATTTGCGATGATTGTATCGGTTGTGGGTTTGGCTATTTTGGACAAGCTGATAGGCTTTAATATGCTACCGTTTGTGCCGGAAGAAGTGCTTAAATATATAGGCATTACGCAAGTGGGTATATGTGAGTTTTTCTGCTTGCTGTACATAATGTATGAAAGCATTTCGATACTGAAAAATATGTGCTTGTGTGGTCTGCCGATACCGAGCAAATTGCGAAATGGTATCGAAAAGTGGCTTGATACAATGACATCAGAACTTGAGGGGAAGAAAGAGGAATAAATATGGATTTGAAAGAGGCTATTCAGATAGAAACTTGCAAAGATTACGAAAAAGATTTGCAAGATGAATATTATCAACTGTCAATGCGATACAAAAGATTAAAAGCAACGGTTGACAGATGGGATAAGCGAGGCTTGATAACTTCCCCTGAAAGTATACGGAGTATATATGATATGCAATTAGAGGCAATGAAAGTTTATCTTGCAATGTTGTACGCAAGAGGAGCAATAGAAGGCGTTAAATTGAAAGAGGTGTAGGAAATATGCGAATAGGAATAAACTGCGGACACACTGTAAGCGGTGAAGTCGGTTGCGGTGCAGTTGGCTACATAGACGAAAGCGTAGAGGCACGAAAAGTCGGCTATGCACTTGAAACGTTATTGAAAAATGCAGGTCATACGGTGTATGACTGCACCAACGACTATGCACCGACGGTAAGTTCAAATTTAAGACAAATAGTTGATATGGCAAATTCACAGCCACTTGACTTGTTTGTATCAATTCACTTTAACAGTGGCGGTGGGCAAGGTACAGAGGTGTGGACTTACGGTGGCAAAAAGTTTGATGAGGCAACAAATACTTGCAAGGCGATAGGTGAATTAGGTTTTAAAAACAGAGGTATTAAAGACGGCTCTAAGCTGTATGTGGTACATCACAGTGACGCGAAAGCTATGCTTGTTGAAGTGTGTTTTGTAGATACAGAGGACGCAAATAAATACAAGAAAATCGGTGCTACAGAGTTTGCAAAGGCGATTTTTAAAGGAATCACAGGACAAGTGACAAAGGATAAAACAAACAAGGAGGAATTAAATATGACACAATATGAGGAACTACTTAGCAAAATTAATGAGTTGGACAAGAAAAAGGCAGATAAATCAGAAATGATTTACGATTGCATTGACAGTAATATGCCTGAATGGGCGCATAAGCCTGTTCAGTGGTGTTTGGATAACGGTATTGTATCAGGCGCAGACGACGCGCACCTTAACCTAAACAATACAAAATTGTGGGTATGTGTTGTTGTATATCGTGCAGTTAAATTTG